AACCTTTTTGGATTTTAAAATCTACTATTAAAGAAATTTATACTATAGCTATTCATTGAAGGCACCACCTAAGTAGTCTATAATGTTCTTTAAGCTTACCTTCTTCCTTAAGTCTCTTAAGCTCCCCCGCATTTTCAATTATTCGTATCCTACGGGATTCCACATTGTCTTTTTGGACTTGTTTTAGGACTACCTCTCTTGCGAGAGAGTCTGCCTCGTTGGTTATATCAAAGCTCATTGATTATCTTCCCAGGCTTCTATTAGCTTGGGTATTGGGTGGCCGTCTCTTCTAAAGTACTCCTTAAATACAGAGTACCAGTTCCCAAAATGCTCATTTTTGTGAATTAAGTACGTGCAAGCCTTGAATGTTAGGTCCATTCCCAGTGCTTTAGTTCTTATAAAGGTTAATATAATCCCATCAGTCTTAAGGATTTTGTTACCTCCCCTATATTTATAGGCCTGTAAACTAGAGCAGGAAAATAACATAGCTGCAATAGGGATAGGGAGTAATGGCCAGAATAAGATAGGGTATTTAGCATACCCGTAAAGAATCACATCCCTAGGGTGTGGTCGGTCTAGACTGAAAATAGGTACTGGGGATTCCCAGTTAAAGTATTTGGCGTAGGCCATCATCCCTGTAGCATTGTCGTGAGAATAATGCATCCCTTCCTTAGAAAGCCTCGTATGTTCGTCAAAGAAAGCTCCGACTGTGGCTATCCTAGGTTTAATTCCAAATGTCTCAGTATGGAGTATCTGATAAGTAGCAGAGAATAATACCCTATTCTCAGTAGCATCCCACGAAGGATTAATCCTATCGTGCATAAACCCCTCTGCATCTAACCAAGTACTTGGCATAACATCTCCAGTTAGTAATATATATGTTAGTAAAAAAGCCCCCACTAATAAATGAGAGCATAGTTGTTAGCTAAAAGTCTTTATATTTTTAGACTTTCTAGCATATTGATTTATCTTAGCTCTATGTCTAGCAAGTTTAGCTAGTTCTTCTAGTTTCTCAGTGGCCATATCAGTGGGATCTATAAATTCCCTATCTAACTCCTTGGCCATTTCTTTAGCTTCTCTTGAAACTCTATTCATATGAACCATTAAGGATTTATAAAGTAAGTGCATAGGCTCCATAGTTCCAGGTTTACACTCCTTAAATGAAGTAATACTCATGATAAAGTTAAATAAGGCAAAATTAATACCACCAGCAGCTATCCTACCTTGTTCAGCTAAAGCAGCCCCGGCTACCTTAACCACATCTTTCCTACGCTCATCTCTACCATATTGATGTTCTCTTTTAGCTTGGTCTGTACCAATTCCGTCTTTAGTCCCCATAAATCCTCCTTAGATCTTTTTCCTTATTATCTACTGTTTTCTGTATTAATTTATCTTCCTTAGATCCTAGAATAAAATGATAAATACACCTCTTCTCCTGTCCGATCCTATTAATCCTTTTCTTAGCCTGTTCATTATTAGCTCCAACAAATGAGATATCATTAAACACCATATTATTAGCTCTTGTTAGGGTAAATCCCGTAGAAGCGGAGCCTATGGTAGCAACCAAAATATTAAAATCGCCACGCTGAAAACCAACAACAATCTTTCCTCTAACTTCGGAAGGTACGTTACCTGTAATAAGCCTAGCCTTTTGACCAAAATAATGGGCAATACACTCAGCACTATCAACATGATCCGTAAACACAATACATGGGTTTCCCTCATTAACGATATCCTCTACATACTTACAGGTAAAATCTGCTTTTTCTAAAGCAGATTTAGCCTTTCTACTGCTAATATGTGGGTTCCCGGCAGGGTTCTCCAGGAAGTCTTCCCAGATTTCCTTTAAAATAGGATCCGTATCGAATTTGATGTAAACATCCTTATCGATAGATTCCTGGAGATCCAGCACATCTTTAGCTAATCTTCTAATCATTTTATCCTTAAGAAAAGTCTTAAGTAAATCTACATTTCTCATTCCCTCATATTTAGTAATAGACTTCCCACCACCAATTTTAATCTTCTTAGGGGTTGAGAAGGTGTTAAGGAAGGCATAGTAATTAGAAAACCTGTCAAAAATCCTTAGCCCCGAGGATCCTCTAGGATTATAGGAGGCCAAACATAATAATGAGTAATATTCACTTACTCTATTTTTAATAGGGGTTCCAGATAGAAGTAGTAATCTCTCGGGTCTAGAGCCATCAATATACTCATGGAATAGCTCAGATCTCTGAGTATCTACTCCCTTTAGGTAATGACACTCATCCGCTATCACCATTCTAACTGAAGAGAATAAATGTCTTATATGTTTTAATTGGGAATAACTCCCAATAATTATATCTGTATTATCTCTAGGTTTAAAGCCTTGAGGTTTAGTTATTACTTGAGCTTTTAAATTGGTAAAAAGTGATACCTCTGCTTTCCAGTTCTCTTTAAGATAAGCAGGGCATATCACTAATGTTCTTAATTTTGATTGTGTACATACGGCCAAGGACTCTAGGGATTTCCCTAGGCCCATATCATCGGCCAGTATGGAATAGTGGTGTAATAGACAGAAATCTATTGCACTAGGTTGGTGTGGCTTTAACACCACACCAGATTTTAAATTATAGGTCCTCATCAACCTTCATACCTTCGGCAATTGCAGTAACAAACTCAGGTAAAATCTCACCTGTTTTAGCGTCCATAAATGGAGTACCTTCTAATTTACCAGAAAGTGCTTTAGCCGCTGTTTTAGATTCTGGAGTAGCTTTCCACTCAGGGAAATCTCTGTTGAGGATAGCAGCCATTTCAGTTTTGTGTTCGGCAAGATCTCTATTATATACCGTAGGTTTCTTCTGGTTCCGCTTCTTCTTAGGCTCTTTCTTCTCTTCAGTAAGTTTTTTAAATTCCTTCTCATCTTCAACCTCCACATCTGCCTTAGCGTCGTCTTCAACCTTTACGGCCTTAACTTTCTTAGCTGGAGCTTTCTTCTCTTCTTTAACTGGAGTATTTACCGCTTTAGATTTACCTAAAGTATTAGTAAAAGAATCCTGAATGAAGTTTTTCATTTTCATCATAGAGGCTTCAGGACTCTCACCTTCAGCTACGGAGTAAGTTACTCCAAATTCCTCATGCTGGTAGTCTCCGATGTTAAATCGTTTTGTGTACCGTAATTCTGTTATCACTTGTTTCTCCTTTGTAACAGTTCATTTCTAATTTCTACAGCTTCTTTTAATGTTCTAGTATATTTAACGTGAGGTTTAACTTTCACGCTGTAATTACCTTGTGCTCTTTTATGGATATGAGCATGTCCCGTGTTATTAGGTAAAGACCTATTTAAAGCCTGTTCCTCATTAGTAGCCCATCTACAATTTCCTTTATAGTAACCTCTATCAGAATTTATTCTATCTAAAGTCCTACCTGTTGGACGTTCTCCCATATCCTTTAAGAATCCAACAAAAGAGGACCACTCTTCACAGTAGGATATTCCTTTCCCTCCATAACTTTTATAGTCCTTGTGGCTTTCGGGATAATTACACCTACCCTTCATACCTATCCAAGACATGTAAGTGGGAGTTCCGCTATATCCGTGATTTGGTCCTCTTTTAGTCATAGTAAGTCTTGATCCTGAGCAACCCTAATACTAGAATTAGCAAACTGTGTAGTTTTCTTTTCAGTAGCCTCTTCTCCAAGCCATTGCATTACGGTCCACGGTTTAGGTTTAATCGATATTTCCTCATCAACGAATTTCCACCCATTAGCTTTATATTTAACGATACTATGTAAGGCCTTCGTATACTTTGCTCTACCTACCGCTAACATTTCTGGAGTAGAACAAACTACTTGGCAGTTCACAAAGTCCTTAGAGGCAAATACCCATTTAAAAGTATGGATTAAAGGCATATCGTTCTCAGCTAGATAAACATTAAAGGCGTCTACATATAAAGCTGCTGAGAGATCATAGTCATAGCTATCAATTTTGCCGATAGTTTTCTCGATATCCTTAGCATTTCCTGTAGTAGATTTTAGATCCATAATGAACCCATTTTCAAAGTCAATCCAATCGGCCCTAGCTTTAACATTTAGTCCATGGAGTGTTACTCCGACGGAAACTTCTGGAGCACCGTTGGCCATTGTAGCAATAGCTGTCGAACATTTCCTAGTAGCTAAAAGAAGGTTAGCAACTTTCATATCTTCCTTAGCAGTAATGATGGCCTTACTAGAGTTTTCAGCTTTAAACTCATCCCAAGCCTTTCCTTTTCTCATAGGGCCTGGATAAACAGCACAATCCTCATCAACCTTATCCGGCTCTAGAATATGAGTATGGTAATGAGTCCCGATGTGAAAAGCAGGTTTATCGCTATCTTCTACAATCTCTCCAGTAATATAGATCTTATGAAAAAGTTCTATATCCTCTAAAGCTTTCTTGAATTGAGAGGAGCTGTAAAAAGCTCCCTTCTTATCATGATACTCAGAATTTGACAGCTCGTCGGCCGTAAATAATCCCTTTTTCATTATAGATCCTCACCGTAATCTTCCTGCTCATCTTGTACTTCTTTGATCTTTTCAGCATTAATATCTACCATATGCGCTTCCTCAGCTACTTCAAGATCAATTTTATGGTACATCTTCCCGTTAAAAGGTGACTTAGGGTTATCAAGAATATCCTCTCCTTGATACTCAACTCGGATAACATCATTTTTACTAACATCTTCCATTTTATAGTTAAGAGATCCGTTAGAGTTTAGAGTAAAGATATCCCCTTCCTCAATACCCTCTAATGAGGTTTCAATAACTTCTGTTCTATATGAGGGGTTTTGATATTGATCTTGTCCCTCATCTAGAAACTTAGCGATCATGTAGTCGCCTTCTTCCCATTTCTTCCAGGTTAAATACTTAGAACTTCCCTTCACTTTCTTAAAGCTAAATTTACTCATAATTCCTCCTATAGGATTTCATAGTCAGGACTACTAAAGTACTGACTAAAATTGTTATATTCTTCTAATGAGCGTTCATCTATATGAACCTTCTCACAATTGATTTTTAATCCTTCCGTTTCCTTAACACCTTCTACAAGCCCAGGCCCCCAAGCCTCAATATCTAACATAATCAATTCAGCTAATGGTATTTGCTCCTCCTGGAAATAGTGAATAAAGGCTTCCTTCATATACTGGGAAAATTTGTGAACTACGTGCCAATCATTCTCGTCACACTCTATATAGAGCGCATCGTGGAGAGGTACGATTACCTTTAGCCCGCCGTCCTGGCATAATTGAATAGCTTTCCTTAAAATACAGCTACCAAAACCTTGAATTGGTACGTTACCTACGGACCTATGGTTTTTATTATCCCCAAACATTATCCATCCATCCGGAAGGGTAATTTTCTCCTCGTCTTGATATGTCTCGGCTATGGCCTCTCTACAATCTGCAAAATCTATATACGTCTCTTCAAAAGCATCAATAAATTCTTGAGCTTCCTCCTCATCTACCCCTAACTCCTTAGCTAGACCAAACTTACTCATAAGATATGAGATGCCTAATACAGTCGATTTACATTTTTGTCTCTCATTAGGGTGTGTAGCTTTAGTAGCATCTTGAGGTACAAGTCCCGCATCTTTACCAAAAGCTAGATAAACATCCCCAGTAGCATAAGCAGCGGCCATCTTCTTATCGCCAGATACACAAGCTGAGATAAGGAACTCTTCTGATTTATAGTCGATTCCTACACGCATAGAGATCTCATCCAAGCTGATTTTAGAAATAAAAAACCAGTGGCCCCAGGTTGATATCTAGCGGATTGAGCCCCATAAGGATTTAGATATGCTCTAGATCTACAGTCGGATCCAACTGAGTCCCAAAAGTTCTTCTTTCCTTTCTTAGGGGGTAAAAAACCATTTAAGTTTTGTTTTGTTTTAAGAAGTCTCACCATCTGGGCCCCGAAATTATCTCTAGGGTATGAATGTGAGAAATTGAAGTGTTTAGTAAAAGCTTCCAGGGATAAGGAGTGTTTTTTAGAATCGGTCTGCATCCACTTACGGCCTAAACCTTGATCGTCTATCCAATCCCTAATAGGTTTTTCCTTACGAATATACCTCATAGTATTAGGATCTCTTTTAAAGACTCCCATTTCTGGAAATTGCTCATTAATATCTCTTTGGATATCTAGTAAAATTGCGGGTACTGAATTAGAGAAGTTTCGGGTAGCGGTGTAGTCTATTGGATATCCTTCCGACTCCATAACTGCTGTTCTGGCCATTGTTTCTCCACGCCACAACATTGCACCTAATAACCCCTTTCTAGGGACCTTTAAAGTGTCATATTGAGCTACGATGGCCTTAAACATTGGCTTTAGGTACTGAATATCGGAGCGACAATATTCCATTATCGCTTCCTTATTCTGCTCAATTACCTCATCATCCCCACTAATGATAATATCTCGCATAAGGTCCTTATGGTCCGTATCGATCTCAATACCTAATAATTTATAAACAGCTTCCAAGAGGGAATGAGTCAGTTTACCTGAAGCTGATTCCCCCTCGTCTCGCTGCCATTTAGGTCGTGGAGCATGAAGTCTCTTGACCTTTCCTTTAACTAATTGGTTTCCGTATTGTAATTTATGATTGTGGTTTGTAAGACATCTCCACTCTGCGAATGTGTCTACCCATTTCACATTGTAAGGAGTAATGCCCAGGGATAAATAGGCCCTACCTTCAGCGACAACATTATGAGCTCTGCCTATATAAGTAGCGGATAAAGATTCTAATATTTCCATTAACTCGTATTGAGCATGGTCATCATTTAATAGCCAAACATCATCCGAATACTTCCCGTCTGAAGTCTCATATGAGCAACATACTAAATTTAATTCTCTTTCGGAGGTGTTATTGAACTCAAAATCGATATCAATGAAGGAACTTGCCATGGGTATTTTACCTTATACTTTAGAATTTAGAATTTATACTTATAAAAAATCTTCGTCGTCACTATTGCCTACAATTATACGCCCGTCAACCAAGTCAGCTATCCTTTCACCTTTGACGTCCCGGTAGTTTCTAAGGAAGTCTAATATAGGCGTATCGGCTTCGGGCATAGGAAACTTAGAGTGATTATTATTATATTTGGCCCTAACTCTACTTAATTTAAGGTTAATTTGTTTCTCAGTAATCTGTTTAAATAGGTATTTCTGCCATCCACTTAAGGAGTTTTCTACTAACTCATAGAATCTTTCGGTCTTATACGCTTTAATCCTACCGTAATTTAATTTGGGGGGCCTATTTAGGATATATTTACCTATCTTGGAGATCATTTCACCTCCCATATCGGTTAAATCCCGTATCAATTTATTGACCTCTCCATCCCCCATAATCTCTAACAGGGGTTCATCCGTAACCTTAATCACTGAGAATCTTCTATCATCCGACTCTAGATATAAATCCCCAGCACCATTAGCGGAGATATAAAAAGAGTTATGGTTTTTTATCTTTTGATCCCCATCAACCCCCTTAACCTCTATAGATAGGTCCTCATTAAAATACAATTTTAGGTGGTTTACTCTAGTTGGAGTAATTTTTATCTCATCAAACTCCATTATCTGATTATATCTAAAATCAGAATTGAAATTAGTATCCAACATATTGATCCTGGCTTTCTTATGATTATCTGGCCCAACTAGTTGTTGTAGAAGGGTTCCAAAAATACCCTTGCCTACTCCCTTGGCTCCATTTAGAACTAAAGCTACTTCCATGCGGGAAGTGATCGCATAATATATCCAATCTAAAACATAATCTAAATCTTGTTGTTTTGTGAAAAGATGGCCGAGAAACTTCTGAATTTCTTCTGGAAGTTCCCCGGCCTCTCCGGGTTGGCCCCAAGGCATAGACACCAACCAAGTCGGTTTTTTATATTTATTAATAACTTTTATTTGAGTATCCCCTATCTCTATATCCCCCATATCTTCCCTATAAGGATCATAGTCGGTGATAGACAATACCATGGCACTATTTACCGTCTTTCTAGTATCAGCGTCAAGTAAATCATACCATCCCTTATAGTTAGCTTCGGATAATGTCCCACTAACATTAACTAATTTCCTATCCCCGGTTCTAAAATCTTGTACTGGAATTAAAGGGGCGTATAGTGAGGATTCTATAGGTGTACCACTATTGATACCTGAGAATATTTCCTTCCCTATAGTTTTCTTTAGGGCCGTCATTACCTCATTAGGGCGAGATCTTAGGGCCACCAGAGCTGTATTGTCTGATAGGGATTGAGCTATTTCTTTTAAAAACTCATCATGAGAACTATTAACCCCTTGGTAGGTAACGGTGGTTTTATTTATTTTGATTTCTTTTATTTCAATAAGGGATAACATTTCTGTTATTAATTCGTTCATTTCTTCCTGCCTAGGAGTTAAGTTACTCTTCTTCTACATCTGCGTGATATTTCTTGTCAACCTGGAGGAATATTGTCGTTATCCTCAGTTGGTGGTTTGTTATATGGAGCTCTCCTTTTTTACCGACGACTATAATATCATAATAATTAGCTGCGTGTAATCGGGTAATATGTCCCCTAACTAGGGATTGCCTACAAGTAACACCTTCAATTTCTACGGTGTCATACCAATCGGTTGTCTTATTTTTTTGTAGTAAGCTAAGTACCTTAAAGGTTGTAGTCTTCATAATTCCCCAAATAGTTGACTGACAAAACGCTATCTCATAGAATAAGTCATGGCAAGAATTAAGCAAGATGGAACAAAAGTCATTAACAGTAGAGCTAAAGGTGCGGATTTTGAGCGTCGAATAGCTAACCTTCTGACCTCTAGAGGCTTTAAGGCCCGTAGAGGTAATCAATTTAATGGAATGTGGGATGCCGATGTTGAAACTGACTATTTCCCTTATCATATTGAGTGTAAGAAGGTGCAAGTCCTTAACATATTTAAAGCCTACGAACAATCGGAGAGGGATTCTAATAACACTTCTAAGAAAACACCAATCGTAATCCACGCTAAAAATAATACTAAGATCATGGCCACTATGGAACTTCATGATTTCTTAAACCTAGTACAATGGGCCCTAGGAAAAACTGACTCATTGAACTCACTTGAATTAGATAAGTTTAGAGATAAATATTTAATTGAATCAACACAAGATGAGGACCTACTTTGAGTGATGAAAAACCAGTGGTCCTTAGAGACTATTCTATCCAAATTGGCGGTGATACACGATATCGCTATGACTATTGCCAAATGCTTGTAAATCATAGAATGGCGGGCAAATCGTTTGCTAGTTTTGGAGTTTTGGCGGGTGTTGGTGTTGCTACCCTTAAGAAATGGGTTGAAGAAAATCAGGATTTTAAGGAAGCCATGGAGCTTGCTGAAGTAGCTAGTCTTAGTTACTGGGAAGATATGGCCCATGACCAATCGAATGGGGATATTAAAGGAAGTAGCACAACACTTCTTGCAATGCTTAAAAATAACTTTGGGGATTTCTATAAAGATAAAACTGAGATTGAGCATACTGGTGGTGTTGTTTTCAAAATTGATAGTGGGATCCCATTTCCTGCTAATTATAATGATGCCCCTGTTGAAATTGAAGGTGAGGTTGTTGATACCGATGAGGATTTATTATAAAAGATTTCCTTCCAGTTTTTCAACTTCAAGTAATAGCTCGTTTATCCATTTATCCTTAGCTTTACATTGTTTAGAAAGCTCAGAGTTTTTTTCATTTAAAACATATTTCCTATCTAAAAGGTGGAATACGTTTTCAGCGACGGTCTCAGGTTGAATATAATTCCTATCTTCATCTTCCCTAGCAGCTATAAGTTCAGCCACTATATAATCTTTTATGTTCTCTATTGTAGGTTTTTCAATATTCATTATAGTAAGTCCTCGTCATCTAAGTAGTCAGTAATCGTTGTTATTGAATAATTATTAAAACTCTTCTGTAATCTAACTATCAATTCCGACAATTTGTCGTTTGATAACTTATACAGGAATTGAGTAAGTAAGAATTGATCTTTTTCAGATAACATATCAATTACTGATACATTTCCATCACTAATTATAAATAGGGCCAGAACATTAAGTAGTGACGGGGATTGTTTCCCATTTCTCCACATATGAAGCGAGCTCTTATTGATTTGAGCTGCTTCCAATAGTGACGTTTGGCTTTGACCTGTAATTTCACAAAATTCACTCAGGGTCACACTATTTTACCTTTTTTATAATATCTAAAGCACTTCTCAAGTCAGTAGAGTGAAAGGCATCTAATATTGTCTCGGGTTTTTCTTCCCTTAAAATCATAATTGCGAGTCTCGTTGATCTTCTTTTTTCTCTGTAAGTGATATCACTATTTTCAATAAATTGTGTTAGATCAAAAAGGTCTAGTTTCTTATCATAAACTTTAAGCATTACTTTTGAGAGGTATTGATTTAAATCTTTCTTCATTAAACTCTCCATTGTTTTATCACAGGATGAAGATTGTACACAACATGGAAGGAAAAGCATTAAGAGGAAAAGGTGTCTCATTTAAAACTCTCGATGAGGGTCACTAGCGCAATTAATAGTGCGGCGACAAATACGATTAAATCCTTGTCACTCATTCCCTGTTCCTCCGTCTTTCTGTAAGCTCGTCAATCTTCACTTCTGACCATGTGTAAAAAGCCATAAAGCCTATTGCTAATATTATTCCTGCGAGTATTTTTAAAATGATCATTTAAACCTCCGAGGGTTTCCCAATAGCCCGTCCCACGATCCATGCCAATTCGCAATCTGGTCATCAACCTCTGGTGTTCCTTTCCCCATAAGCCAATCATGGATCAATTCTTTTAAAAGTCCAACAACTAATATGATTACAAATGCGAAAGGTCTAAATGGTATCCATGTTTTGTTAACAAATGAAAATGTAAATTTATAGTGTGCGATTTTGTCTGATTCCCATTTCATTTTACTTCCCTTATAGTTTCTAAATAACTTCTCGCTTCTGTCGTCACACTTTCCAACACTGTTAAATCTTTGTATACCGACCCAAAATGTAATAGGCCTGTTATCCGCTCTAGGTATTCCGAAAGCTCTTTGTTTTCCTCATCTATGCGCAAATTGTTTTGAGCGAGCGCTCGATTGACCAATTTAAGTTCTTTCATGTCAGCGGTTAAGATGCTTATGCGGTCTTCTAAATCGGCTATCTTTAAACTGTGGAAGCCTGTCATTCATCTCTCCCTAAATATTTTATTTCAAACTTATGTCCTGACTTGCTGTCCTTCACTTTTAAATAACAATCAGCTTGCATAGAACTCGCACCACCATAAACTAATAAGCTAACAAGCATGTCCAAGTCTTCTATTATAAGACTACCCTCAACATCTACCGTTGCGTATCTGATACACTCGTTTCCGCCGGATATTTTCACTTCATCCCGTCCTGTGTTGGAATAGTAATCACCGTCATCTTTAAAATAATCTATTATGGTTCCATCTCTTTCTCTCATTCCTCTACCTTTTTTATCTCGTAAATAAAAGTGCATTTCTCACACATTTTAACGGCGGTTAGTTGTTCTCTTTCGTCCCCATCAACTGTAAATTCGGTGAAGCCGAAGGTAAAATACTTATGCCAGCAAAACACTATTCTCAATTGTCTAAGGAAGCTTT